GATATGTCCAAGTATAAGAGATATCGTATGAGTGATATCTCATTACTTGAGGACCGCATTCAACGGGTGGAACAGTTTACTACTCTATCAATGCTAGAGAGTAAAACTGAGAACTTTACCATTCGTGATGCTGAAACCGGTCTTGACAGATTCAAGTGTGGATTCTTTGTTGATAACTTTAGTTCTCACGATTATCACGACTTACAGAATCCTAGCTTCAGGTCGGCTATTGATAAGGCAACCAATACACTTCGTCCACCTCATTATACGACTTCAATTGACCTTCAGTTGGGTTCTGAAGCTATTGCTGGCATTGCCCAAACATTCGCTCCTAATAGTGACCAAAGTTACGTAGCCGACCTTGGTTCTCTTGGAGTACGTAAGACCGGTGATTTGATTACTCTTAATTATGATGAGGTTTTATATTTTGAGCAGCCTTATGCAACAAAAACTGAGAGTATTACGCCATTTTTGGTTTCATATTGGCTTGGTAGTATTAAACTGAATCCACCAATTGATACTTGGGTTGAAGAACGATTCGTCACGACCACAAGCTTCAATGAAGTTGTTAATACTCTAGACCCAATTCCAGATGAAAATATTACTATAGTTAATGGGGTCGTTGTAAATAATGAAGTTTGGACAAATAACTCAAATCCACAAACTGGAGTGCCTCCAACAGAGTTTAATAACTTTTTAAATCTAAACCTAACCACATCTAGAGCCGACGCAAATTTAAGATTTGAAAACCGAAATGTAACTAGTTCTTTGGTTTTGGGTCCAACTGATGTTCCTCGGCCAGAGGCATCAGTAACTGCCGGCTTTAGATTTTTAAACCTATTCATTGAACCGTCATTGGTACTTCGTGGTAATGGTAATAGTACATTTGATGTTGAGGTCACAAGGATTAATCGGAATTTGCCCCAAACTATCCCAACAACACCAGTAGTTGGACGGGATATAACCACAACCACCGAGTCAACATCTAATACTACGACAACTATCATTCCTCCAGAAATAATAACTAACGATACTAGGTCTGAATCTATTTCAAACTATACTGAAGTTATTAGGTATCTTCGGAGTAGAAATATTGAGTTTGATGCAAAAATGCTCAGACCTAGAACTAGGTTTTATTCCTTCTTTGAAGGCATTGATGTTTCAAACTATATTATACCCAAATTGATTGAAATTGAGATGATTTCGGGTATTTTTGAAGTTGGAGAAACTGTCGTAAGTGACCCCCACTTTTCAACTAATAATATTTCACTAAGGGTTTGTAAACCAAATCATCGTTCTGGACCATTTGATGGAACAAATCCACCGATAGTTCAAAAACCATCAGGAGCTTTAGTTGATTTTACTTCTGGTCAAGTTCTATCAACAGTTTCCGACTCAGAATATGTTCCTGATGTCTACAAATTAAATCCATATACTCAACAACTAATTCCGGAAGAATATTCCGAGTCTTCCACTATTTTAAATGTTGATACTCGCTCATTATCCTTACCATCCGAAACCGATTACTATGGGTCAATATCGCCCAATATGAGGCTTATTGGAAAAAAATCGGGCGCAATTGCTCGCATTACCAATATTAGATTGGTATCCGACAACTTTGGTAGACTTATTGGCTCTTTGTTTATTTCAGACCCAAAAGTTACTGGTAACCCCAAGTGGGTAAATGGCGAGAATACATTCATATTAACAGATGTTCAATCGTTGAATCAAATTCAGCAGCAAGAGTTTATTTCTAATGCCAGATTAAATCAAAGTTCGGCAGAAACGGAGTTTACATCAAATGCAACAAATAATGTAACGGAAAATAATATATTGACAACTAGAAATGTTACTATAGTTCCCAGTAGGAGAGTTAATACTACAACAATAACCAATACCACTACCGCAACAACTAGTTCGGTTGGTGGTAGAGGTACTGGTATTAGAGTTAACACTAGGGATAATGGTCCTCTAGGTGGCAACGAGACCACCGACCCAGGTGGAGCCTACTTGGACCCCCTAGCCCAATCATTTTATGTTAAAGATGACACGGGAATTTTTATTACTTCTGTCGAAGTATTTTTTGAGACGAAAGATGAAGAAATTCCAGTAACACTTCAAATAAGACCCATGATAAATGGGGTCCCAAGCAATGTTATTGTACCATTTTCAGAAGTCACATTAGACTCAGATTCGGTTCTTCTATCAACTGATGGGTCAGTACCGACTAGATTTACTTTTGCCTCTCCAGTTTATCTTCCAGGTCCAACTCAATTGGAGGTTCGTCAGTCATCCGGTTCTGGACTACAAACATCTGAGTTTGCGGTAGTCCTATTATCAAATAGTCCTCAGTATAGGGTATTTATTGTTGAACTAGGTTTCAATGATATTTTAACCGGAACCAAAATAACTGCACAGCCAACTCTAGGAAGTCTATTTAAATCTCAAAATAGTAACACATGGTCCCCGGCACAACTTGAGGACCTTAAGTTTAGACTAAATCGGGCAAACTTTGTAAATGAGGGTCTTGTAAGATTCTTCAACCCTAAACTGTCTCTTAAGAACAAGAAGGTTACCGTAACCGGAGAAAATCAAATTGTCCCACTCTCCAAGAGAACAATTGTTGGATTGGGTTCAACTGGGTACAATCCAAGTGACATAGTTCCCGGAGTCACTATCACTCAAGGAACTGCTTCAGGTGAACTCATTGGTATTGGTGGAAACATAAGAGCCGGAGTTGGTCTAGGTGCAGCAGTATCTAATGTAGGGTTCGGATACACTGAAGGAACTTTCTCCAACATTCCTCTAAGAACCGAGACTGGTAGTGGTCGTGGAGCTGTGGCTACCATTGGAGTTACTTCAGTTGGTATTGCCACAGTAACCGTAACTACTGGTGGATTTGGATATCAAGTTGGCGATTCTTTGGCTATTCCAGAAACCGGAATGGGTCAGAATGTTGGGTTCGGCGGAAAACTTACAGTGATTTCAGTAGATTCAAATAACACGCTCATTCTTGATAATGTTCAGGGTGAATTTGCTACTGGTGCAGTTTCTTATGTCAATTCTGTTGGAATCGCAACCACTCTTGGTCCTGGTGTAGACATCACAACACTATTTGATGACCCCTATTATGACGGTCAGCATATGAGAATAGCTCATATGAATCACGGAATGCATTCTCCAGAGAACCTTGTGAAGATTGAGTCAATGCGACCCCTTCAAAGCGAGGTTAACTCAAGGACAACAGCCGCACTTGATGTGTCTTCAACATCCATTCCTCTAGTTTCCACAACTGGATTTGATACTTTTGAGGGAACAACAGTAAGTGGCACAAATCCAGGTTATGTCATTATTGGTAATGAGGTGATTGAATATACATCAATCAGTGGAACTTCTCTGATTCTCACCAATTCATCTCGTCGTGGAATTGATGGAACAGAGGTCCAACCATACGTCGCTGGAGTTCCTGTTTATAAGTATGAGTTTAATGGAATCTCACTAAGAAGAATCAATAAGACTCATAACTTTGCCGAGACTGATATTACCAATCACCCCATTGACCTCAATAGCTATTTTGTTAAGATTGATAATACCGGTACGGACAATAGGGGAACTAATCGTCCTAATCTGTACTTTAAGAACACTATTCAAACTGGTAGGTCTGGAACCACAATCTCAAACAACATTCAGTTTGAGGCCATTACTCCTAGCATTGCAACCATTATTCCAGCAAAAACTGACTTGGCAGCTAGGGTGAGAACTTTCACCGGAACCAGTGTCGGTGGTAATGAGAAATCCTTCGTTGATGATGGCTTTACTTCCATTCCCATTAATCAAACCACATACTTTGCCAATCCCAAGTTGATTTGCTCCGAAGTTAACGAACAAGCTTTCATTACGGAAGCTCCAGGAAATAGGTCTCTCACGATGGAATTCTTAATGAACACAAGTGATTCTAGAGTATCTCCTGTGATTGACACTATTCGCACTTCTGCAGTTCTGACTTCCAATCTTGTTAACAATCCTTTGGGTATTGGTGATGATGCGGATTATGCAAATGATGATAGAGTTCGTGGTCTCTTTGGTGACCCCCATTCTACCATTTACATTTCTAAACCAGTAAATCTTAAGCTACCCGCAAACTCAATTAAAGTTCTACTATCAGCTAGCCGCAACACAACCAATGACATTCGGGTTCTTTATCAACTCTTCCGTGATGATGCACCAGATGCGGCAAACAACTTTGAGTTATTCCCAGGGTATTCCAACTATCAAGTGGATGGAATCGGAATCAAGAGAGTGATTGACCCATCATTGAATGATGGTTCTGCTGATGTAAAAGTTCTCCAGTCTTCCGATAGGTCTTTCCGTGATTATGAGTACTCAGTGGACGACCTTCCTGACTTTAATGCATTTGCAATCAAGATTGTAATGGCAAGTTCTAATCAGGCAACTCCACCATTAATTAAGAACCTAAGAGCCATTGCCACCATCAAACCGAAGATTTAATCATGAGTTATATTAAAGTCAAAGACAAAGATTATCTAGAACGGGATTTATACTCTAATGGCATTGTGAATAATGACATTGAAGGGTACAATAAATACCTTGAGACCTATAAAAGAGCCTACACATCTCAGCAGCGTATTCAATGTCTTGAGGATGATATGAAGTGCATTCGCGATGACATGGATGAAATCAAAACCCTATTGAAGGCTATTGCAAATGGACCCAAATAGTATCACTCTAGAGAATATGAATAAACTCTTTGAGTATGAAAAACTATCCAGAGAGATTGATTCTCTTGAAGATATTACTCAACTAAGGAATATTGCTAAGGCTCATATTAAGTTATATTTTAAGCAACAAGAAGTCGTCGCTAAACTCTAATGGCCCAACCATCCACAAGACAAGAACTGATTGATTATTGCTTACGTAAGCTCGGGGCTCCGGTGCTTGAGATTAACGTGGCTCAAGAACAGATTGAAGACCTTGTGGATGATGCTCTGCAGCTATTTCAAGAAAGGCATTTTGATGGTGTTTATCAAACTTATCTGAAATATCAGGTTACTCAAGATGATGTTGATAGGGGTAAGGCAAAAAACATTGGTGATTCTGGAATAGAAGTTACCCCGGTGACTCAAAATATTGTAGGGACTGCAACAACCTTCAACTACTTTGAGAACAGCAACTATCTTCAGATTCCACCTTATGTTGTGGGAGTCAATAAAATCTTCAACTTTGCTGGTTCTAATACCATTTCAAGTGGTATGTTCAGTATTAAGTATCAGTTGTTCCTCAATGACATCTATTATTGGGGTTCTACTGAACTACTGACCTACTCAATGGTTAAGACTTATTTGTCAGATATTGATTATCTTCTAAATCCAGAGAAACAAATCCGATTTAACAAACGCCAGGATAGGCTTTATCTTGACATTGATTGGGGAACCCTAAGAGCTGGTGAGTTTCTTATTATTGATTGTTGGCGTATGATGGACCCAACAAACTACTCACAAGTCTGGAACGACTCATTCTTGAAGCCCTATCTGACGGCTCTTATTAAACGTCAATGGGGTCAGAATCTTATTAAATTCCAGGGGGTCAAGCTTCCTGGTGGCGTTGAGCTAAATGGTCGGCAACTTTATGATGATGGGCAACGGGAACTGGATGCGATTGAGCAGAAGATGTCTTCTACTTATGAAATTCCAGCGATGGACCTTATTGGTTGACTGATAAATGTTAAACCCATTCTTCCTACAAGGCTCACCATCAGAACAAGGACTCATACAAGATCTTGTAAACGAACATTTGAGGATGTTTGGGATAGACGTTTATTATCTACCCCGTCAGTATGTAACGGAAAAGACTGTTATCAAAGAAGTCATTCAATCTGAATTTAGGAATGCATATCCCATTGAGGCTTATCTAGAAACTTATGAGGGCTACGGAAATCAAGGAACAATTCTCTCAAAGTTTGGTATTCAAGAGCTTGATGATGTCACCCTCATAATCTCCAAAGAGCGTTGGAAAAACTATATTGCAGAACTTATAAAAAATATTCCCAATATTAAGCTATCATCTAGGCCCAAAGAAGGAGACCTTATTTATTTTCCTCTAGGAAATAGATTATTCGAGATTAAGTACGTTGAACACGAAAGGCCATTTTTTCAACTCAAAAAGAATTATGTTTATGAGTTAAGATGCGAACTATTCCGATATCAAGATGAGCTTATTGATACTGGCATTGACTTTATTGACGACCCCTTAGGTCCAAATGATGGAGATGGCACTGGAGATGACCTTGATGATAGAGAAGATTTCACTGTGACTCAGACCCTACAACTTGTAGGAATGGGTTCCACGGCAACCGCCATTACTTCAGTAGTCAATGGTGGTGTGCGGTTTGTAACCGTAACCAACCGTGGTAATGGGTATCGCAATGCCCCAACAGTGGGATTCTCAACATCTCCTTTAAGGACTGCAACTGGTATTGCAACGATGATTGGGGGGATTGTTGACCTCTGCGAGCCCAATGAGACTTTCTTGAGGGTTCAGGGGATTGAGCTTACTAATCCTGGGTTTGGTTATACTGTGGCACCAATGGTTTCCTTTATTGGTGGTGGAGGTGGTTCTGGCGCAGAAGCAGTGGCAACAATA